CCATCATCGTTACCTCCGCCTCCGCCACCAGCTATAACTAAATAATCTACAGCTACAGGCCCAGCACCTGACACACCACTACCAAAACCTAAGATTTGATAACCAAAAGATTTACCTCTTGAATTTTGTTTTTTTTCTCCTTTGCCACTCAATGTTGGTTTTAAATAAATATCTTTCATAATTAAATCTCTTATGAATCGTTTGCAGAATCAGTTGTGTAAAATAATTTAATTCCTAAAAGTCTTGCATCTGCAGTCAAACTATCTGCTGAAACATCTCTTGAAACTTGAAAAAAGACATATTCATCATCTCCCGGAGAACCAGCTATTGTTACATTGCCACTTTCAGCAGAGACATCTAAATCATTTGATGTTCCACTATGTGCTTTAGCAGTTGCAACAACTTGTGTTCCAAAAGCTGTGTTTAAATCTCCGTTATCAGCTAGTGCAACACCAGATAATCCCCATGCTGTAGTTCCTGTATTAGTTGATGTTGCTGTAAAAAAAGCTTGAAAAGTTACTGTTCCAGCATTCCAAGATTTAGGAAATGCAACACCAAACTGTGCAAACTCATCAGAATCTTTATCAAAATCTAAAACTTTTATTTCAGGCCCATTCGATAATTCTACTTGATTAGCCTCTGCACCATTAGTTGAGTTAGGATACATAGCTACTGCTGGAATCCAGATAGTTTCTTTACCAGCAATTTTAACTGCTTTTGTACCTGATTTTAAAACACCTGAACCTTTTGGATTTAAGTTTAAATCTACATTAGTTTCTCCACTAGAACCTAAAATAGGGCCATTACCTGTTGACGCATTTGTGACTTCTAATTCATTAACTGCTGACCCTGTTTTTTGAAAAATTATTTGTTCATTTCCGTCATCGTCTGCAATAAAATGAGCATCGTCTATTAAAATATTATGAGAGTTGGTATCTAAATTTCCACCTAGTTGTGGAGATGTGTCTCCAACTATATCTGCAACTACTGTTGAATCTAAAAAATTAACTGTGTTGGCTGAGTAATCTATTGTTGCAAAACTTATATCATCTGACCCATCAAAAAACTTAATAGTTGGGCTTGTTGCTGAAGTTGTGTCTAACCACATCGTTCCAGCAACAGCAGAAGATGGTCTTGAAGTTCCTGAGTTCATAGTATTTATTGCCGCAAAAACTGTGTTTAAATCAGTTCTTACATCAGGAAAACTTGCATTAGAAATTGTAAAATCTGAAGCCTGTGACATATTTATTTATACTCCTTTTAAAAGCCCTTTGCAATAAAATCAAAATCTCTTGAAACATTTGTTCCACTAGAATTTTTAAATAAAACATCAAAACTATTAACAGTTTTGTTAGAAACTGTAAAGAAATCTCCTGTTGCCATATTTTCTCCTGTAATACCAACTGCGTAAGCAGTGCTTTTAAATGGTGTTGTAAAGGTAACAGTTTTAGTTCCAGCACCTGAAGATATATCATTTCCACTAAATATTCTATCAGGCATATCTACTGTTACTGTTACAGCAGATACAACAGCAGTTGAAGCTAAATCTGTTGAAGTCATAACAATTCTAAATTTTAAATATCTTGCTGTGTAATTT